TAAGATTGAAAAAGCCTTTTCTCATTAAAAACTCCTAGAGCGAAAGGTCAGGGGGTAAGCGGCTACTTGCCCCCGCTTCTTTATATCGTTCCCAAACTACAAAGCACGTTAAAACCTGTTATGGCATTTGAGCTATCGGTATTCTCGACACTCCCGAGGCGCAGATATTTAATTCCAGGAAGCTCAACCAGATAAGTCACCCGAACCACGTTGCCCGTTATGGCATCCGTTCCGGTTTGAGCCTGCAAAAGTGGCTCACCTGCAGTTTGCCTGAGTAGCGACCAAATTCCACCACCAGGACTACACCATATCTCAACATCAACCGTATCTGTCGTTCCTGCCGCACGGCTGAAAACCACAGTAAGCGAACATTGTGAATATTTGCTGACATCGATAGCCCCAGAAGGTAATGTGGCGGGATAGCTTACTGTTGCATCAGCGCCTACATCAACGGCTGTACCTAGAAACCACTTGTCCCTCTGGTGAGATGCGAGCAACGGCAATGTCACAAGCAGTAAACCTAAAGTGATAATCGCTAGTATCTTTCTCAATTTATCCTCCATTAAAAATCATGTACTTTGGTGTTGACAGATTCTTCCTCATCCCTAGCAACATTGACGGCGCCGAATGCTTTCGCCGTTGACCAGGGAGCAAGGATCGCTATCACGAATGGCGGAACGGGAATATCCATCAATGACCCTTCGGAATATTTCTCTTTTACTACCCCAGCTTCAATAACCCCCTGCGCTTGCAATCCTTTTCGCCTATCCTCATCGGCTAAGTGAATGGCCAAATAATATGCCATCTCAGCATTGGCCTTTGCCAATTCAACCAGAGCCGCCGCCGAAGCCTCCGCATAGGTTGGCAAGCTCCATCGTGGGTCATAGTAAACGCGATTGTAGGCCATTTTTAACACTTTCGTCTTCAGGACATCGCCCGATAATTCCCCTAAATCGTCCCAAGCCTCAGTCTCTAGCCGCTCTTCCTCGAAATATGTTTCGGCCCCAGCCAAGGCTGCAAAATATCCTATATTCATATCCTTTCTCCTATTCTTGTTCTAACTTTTCTCTTTGCTCCTGGGATGCCGGTTGAAGTTAATTTTTGTATTCTCTTCGGCCCTCGGTGTTTCGATGCCCAAAACATAGGGTCAACAAAAGTCTTTTCTGGGAAAAATATGGTTGGTTCATCCGAGGTGAACAGATGCTCGGCACCGTTCACCGCTAGCAGATGCCATTGACTCAGACTTATACCATCCGATGAGAATAAATGAGCAACCTCATGTACATTCAGGTTGTGAATCTGGCTCAACAAAATGGCATCAGAAGCATGAGCGTGAGCTGCATCCTGTACCGCGAGAAGCGTTGCCCCGACTTCGAGGATTACATTATCTGCCGCATGGAGATGCCCACCATCGCTTACAGCTAAAAGGTGTGCCTGCGCCAGGATGATCGGATCGATTACATGGCCGTGCTCGGTCTTTTGGACCGCAAGGGTGTGAATCTGCGTTAAAACAGGTGCATCAGCCGACTGAGCATGGTTGGCCCCACTCACAACTAGGGTTTTATGCTCAACAAGAACCGGAGCATCGGCAACATGAGCGTGAGAACATTCGGAAACGACAAGTGTGGCTCCCGTATCCACGACCTCATCCGCCCCAATATCCCATGATCCAGAACGAGTTTCTCCATCTATATCAGTCGTAAAATCCATCGGGGCGGGATCACCCGATGTATCTGTCCCGACATCCTTGAGGGCCGAGGCTGCGGCTAGGTGGAAATCCTCCGATCCTGGGGTTACGTTTATAAATTGATCTGTATTGACAGAGATATTTTGGAGTCCTTCCGAACCGGTTGCATCAGAACTCCCACAGGTTATCTTTGTAATTGTTCCGCTGAAACACGACGTTCCTTGTCCACCCGCATAAACATTTTTAGCAATAACGGTTCCATTTGAGTGTAATATCCCATAAGGGGAGCCAATAAGCGTAGTATTATAAATATAAGCAGTACCTGATCCAAGCATAAAAATACACCGACTATCTCCACTTTGTGTAGTAATCCCGTAAACGATTGTGTTGTAAATATAGATATTTTCGGAGCCGGTAATATAAATTCCTCTTATCCTTGACTCACTTGCCGTTCCTTTGATTATACAGTTTGATACTATATCTTTTTCGGCATTTAATGGGTATATCCCATAATATCCGCCCGTAATATTAGCCTGTAAACCATCTAGTGTTAGCCACCCATTTGCTGTTGTGATAGTGTGAGCAGTGCCAGTGCCAGATAAATTGTATTTCGAGGCATCCCATATTCCAGAGTGACCTTCTCCGGCAGCAACTATTACTTTTATCCAATGAGTTGCATCTGTTGTCCAGCCCCCAAAAAGAAGCCCTCCCGTATCAGACATCGCATAGCATTCAGCTATTTCGCACCGATTATCTGTTACAAGCTGACCTTGCCTGCCAGCTTCCCATGCTGCCAGAGATGTGTAGTCTCCACCGCTCGGTTTAATCGTCCTCGTATTTATCGTGGCCATGTTATTTTTCAGTCATTCCAGTAGTTTTGTTTTGGATGTAAGAGCGAATTTCAGCAAAGGAAGCAGTAGCCCTTCCTGTTGTCAGTATCTGGTTTTTTATTGGACTCGGAACGTTATCAATAAGAAATTTATAAAGCCTTCTGGTCAACACAACCTGAGTACCATCTGCAGTCAAAATCCTACTATATTCCGGTTGAATATATTCTTGAGCAGCGTTAACCGAAACATCTGTAATCTTGAGTATAAAAAACTTAGGCAGCCCTTCTTCTTTTCCCCATTTATGACCATCAGGAAAAACAACAACAGGGTTGCCGCGCTTATAGCATCCCCTTTGATCTTCAATGGGGTCTATATGATTGGCGTTGACTGCCTTGATTAATATTTCAGCCATTTTTCTTCCAAGTTATCAATCTAATCATCAAGTAGGAGTCCCAATTTCCACGTCCCAGCTAGGGATAGTAACCGTATTAGCCGCCGTCAACGTCTGAAGCGCGCAGGTTGTAACGTAGAGAAGAAGCGTGGAACCCACAAAAACCAGAGCTATGTGGTCAGCATCGCCAGATACATCAACGGTTATGGTCGCCTCCTCGTCAACAGCCGTTTTGCGGCTTGAGCCCCCACCATCTCCAGCCACAGGGCCGGTAAATGTCGGCGTTGCACTACTTGCTAAAACCTTTCCTGTCGCCGTTCCTTTGTTTGAGTGCGCGTGCTCATAAGTCGTTGGCTCACCCTCGCACACTGAAATAAAATCCACATTGGTCTCTAGATACTGTAGAGCAGCATCCAAAACATTTGCATGGCAACTTTTACCCATTTTGTCCTCCGTATTTTTTATTGATCAGACCGAAAATTGCTTTCTGGTCTATAAAGCCCTTTTGTACCACGAGTGTCACATCATTCTTCGGCACTCGCTTTGCCTTTTCGCGCAACCTGCGCTCTCGTTCATTTTGATTCATGTTGACCTCTCACATACCCATAATTCCCTTTGCTTATCGCGGATAACCCGCTTGACGGGCAGAAAGCCAAATTTATTCAGCTTATCCTGAAGCCATTGGGTTGTCGGAAGCGTTTGCCTGCCCACAGCCATGAGTTTCGGCCTATTGCTTCCCATAATCCGCAGCTCGAGGATCAGGGTTTCGTTGCAGGTGTCGCATAAGCCTTTTAGGATTGCCTCATATTGGCCTTTGGGAAAATAATGCAGTAATCCCATAATCATGACGATATCGAATTTCTGAAAAGCAACCCCTGCTTTCCATTCAATACCATAGAATTGAACAAGCCCTGGAACATTCAATATTGCCTTAACTCGTTCAGCAACAGCTAAAACATCTCTCCTGACATCTATACCAAATACTCCCGAGGCGCCCCTTCGCCACGCCTCGATGCAGGAATAGCCCACGTTACACCCTACATCCAGGAAGGTTTTGCCCCTGAAATCGACCACAGCGCCAAATAAGGGCCATTTACTTTTTGCGCAGGCATTGAGCCAAGCCCTGTCAAGCCTGTGAGAAGTAGGTAATTCCTCCATTGCATCATAGAAAACTTCCAGTACAGACTTATCCTTATCAACCCGAACATGCTTATAGCAGACATCTCCAACCTGAACACCTATTGTTTTCAAGCCCCTCTTCTCGGCCACGATTAATCTATGGGCACCATCCTCAAGTCTCCGGCAATTTAGGCAATAGTAGACAGGGCCGAATTTCATGGGGTCAAAATTAGCCGTTAATTTGGCTACATTATCCCGCCAAAATTGGCTATTTTGGTGCTTCTGGCGGTATTCCATAGCGTCTTTGTCATTGTCGAAATAGGACACAGGCACACCCTTGACAACAGAGCCAGCCTCATATTGCCAGAGTTCCGAGCCAGGTCTATAATCGATCATGCGAATATCGCCCCCATTAAAGTTTTCGCCCTTGCCGTATAGGTGTGATCCCTCAGCGTCCACGCCCTTGCCGTCAACCCTATCTCTTTCCTTCTATCGGGATTGTCGAGCAGGAATCGGATAGACTCACAGGCAACCGTCATATCGTCAAAAAACATAACGTCCTTGCCATTTGTGTAATGCTTTTCCAGTCCTTCAACATATCCAACAACACAGGGCGTCCCAGTTGCCGCCGCCAGATATATGCGATTGCTCCAGTAATTCCTAGCAACGGCTGAAGGAGGGGGAGGCACGAAGGCCACGCGCGCGCGCTGGTGCGCCTGGAAGAAGCTCGCGCCATATACACGCCTATCTGAGTTCCTGCCGTACACCCTGAGAGAGAATCGCTTTTTAATCTCCCTCAGCATTGCCTCTCTTTCCTGAAACGCCCCTTTGAATCCGCCCGTAAAGATTACGTCATATTTCCTCCCTTCCGGCCCTGATGGGGTAAGGTCGAAATCATCAGGATCCACGCCCTGCATGAGGTGAAGGAAATTCTTTACCTGATCACCCCAGGGATAACTTGCA